TGGCTAAATCTAGTTGTGCTTGTGCTTTGGCTGCTGGATCAGGAATTAGCTTGTCAATCAGCTTCATTCCTACGCCAACAATGGTATCTAGTCCTAACATATCATCTCCCTATGGCGGTTTCGTTATCACCCTTGCGAACCAAGACCTTATCGCCATCTACGGCTACGCTCATTGGGTCACGGTCAGCCATACGGTCTAAACGCACAATAAGTTCTTTCATAATCTCAAACTCAGGCTTCTCTTGCTTTGGACTAGCCCCAGCAACGCCATTAAGCATGGAAATTAGCGCAGTTAAGGAAGCACCAAGCAAACCCATTACCGCAGCCATTTTGCCTTCTTCTAGCACGATTGAAGCCCCTACACCAATCACCACGATAAAGGTAATGTAGAAAAGGCCTTGTTTGCCGATGGATTTACCAGCGACTTCTTTTGCGGTATCAATGTATGTTTCTTTTTCACTCATTTAAAACGCCCCCAAAATAAATTTAAGCCACAACGTCACAACTAGCGCCGCCATAAAACAATAAAACTGCACCTGCCTTACTGCTTTTAAATCATGTTGGAACTCTTCGTTGTTCTTGCGTTCCATATTCTCAATATCTAACTTAATTCTAAGCAGTGCGTCCCATTCTTTAGCACCGTACTGCCTTACAAACTTAATTTTTAAATCAGCCTCCTCATCGGAGATTTGCTTCTTTCGCTTCCACTCGTCAAGCGCTTTAATCAGCGCCCGTTCCTTCTTAAACTCTGCTTCCCGCCTTGCCCTTATGCGCTCTTGCGCTTTCTGCTGGGCTACATCTACTGCGTCTTTTTGTATGTTCTCAATCTGTTTAGAAACAGTTTTGCCCGCATCACGAGCAGAATCAAGCCCAGAACTAAGCCCTTTTACTCCCTCGGACAACCCCAACGGATCTGACATATCTCACTGTTCTTTGCCTCAGAGTGTTGATCCACCAAATGACATATTTGCAACCACGATAGCTACGTGCTGTTCTGGCTCGGCTAAAGAATGACCACAATCACCGCATACTTTCATGGCAAGCTCGGTTTCGTCTACATCCCGACTGCAATTAGGGCAGTAGATTTCAATGGTGTGGCGTGGCTTAAATTCGCCGTTATCTATAGAGTCTTGAATAGTTTTAATCATGGCTCTTCCTTAAAATTTGATAATGAAACTGATACCTAAATACGGCGTTATAAACGCATCGCCAGAACCTGTTGGCCCTGATGTAAGATTAATTCCGTGGGTATGGTCAACGTTAGCAGACTGAATAGAAACACTAGTACTAGAGCTTTGTGTTCCAGAACTAATACTTCCAGCAGGGCCTGCACCCTCACCCAAAGTTGCGCCACCCAAATTTCCTTGATTGCCTACAAAAGCAACACTTGCTCCATTAACATCAAGTCTATAGGAATGTTGATGCCCTGGATCATTTACACCGTGAACGTGGTTTTGATTGCCACTCATTGCACCAGTATTTCCAACAACTGTATGAGTGTGGCTTGGTAGGTTTGCTGCAGTGATAGTAGTAGAACCACCTGTTGCACCTACCGTTGTTCCATAAGGCATACGGTTTGTATAGTTTGGCAAGTTAAACGTTGTCGTTGTATCTCCAGCGCCAAAAGTGGTTCCAACTACGGCAAACAATCCAGCATAGGTTGAGCGGGATACTGCTGCTCCATTGCATAATAAATACCCTGTAGGGGCAGATCCCGTAGACCACATTAAGATACTGCCTATAGGAGCTATGGTGCTTGAACCTGTAACAGTTAAATTTCCAGAAACCGTAAAGTCGTTAGTCGTACCGCTCATAGCAGTAAAAACGTTGATGCCATCGCAATAAACAGTGGTTGTAACGCCGTTTGGGACTGTTACACCTGTGCCGCTAGAACCAATAATACGAACTCCAAAACCGCCTGTTGTAGAGTTTTTGATGGTGTAGGTCTTTTCTGCTAAGGGAATAATAATATCTCGCACTGCAGCATTTGTGCCAGTAGCTACGATTACTTGGTTACGAGCTTCGTCCGTTACACCGTTAAAGTTACTTAGGGTGTAGTTGGCGTCCACCATGGTAATTGTTACCACACCAGCAATCGCCTGTTCAATTAAGGTGCCGAGGTTATTATTGGTCGTCTGCCCCCAAATACCAGACTGGTCGCCATCACCGATTAACTCGATGCGTAATGAGGGTGAAAAGGTACTTGCCATAATTTATCCTTAATCATCAAAGCCCGAAGGCACTAATACTGGTGTCCAATTTGGACTTTGGCTCGGTGAAATATTTGTCCATCCAGGGCCAGCACCAGGGTTAATTTCTGCCCAGTTAGGCGTCTGATCTGTATTAATATCGCCCCAAACGTTTACAACCTTAAGTTTAACAACTGCTTTGACGCCTGTCACGTTTACTACAGCACTACCTGATACGGTTACGTTACCAACCCGACCTACTGCAAATGTGCCTGTAACAAAGACTTGAGCATCGGCTGTTACTTCTACATTACCAATTCTGCCTACTGCCGTGACACCCGTCAGATTAACTACGGCAGTACCTGTAACGGTGACATTGCCAAGTCTGCCTACCGCATAAACCCCAGTAACTGTAACAACTGCATCGGCTGTTACATCAACGTTGCCAATTCGCCCTACGGCGTACACCCCAGTCAGGTTAACGACTGCATCGGCTTTTACGTCAACATTGCCAACTAAACAAGGCGTTTTAATGCCTGTTAAGGCTACGTTTGCCTCAGCTATTATTGTTACCGTACCAGTACGGCCTACTGATTGAACCCCAACTAGGTCTACGGTGCAGCCAAGACTTACATCAACCGTGCCTACCACACCTACCGCAGAAACTCCAACAAGAGTTATGGATACATCCGCTCCTACCCCTAACGAGGCAAACGGCGATCCTGCATAGGGCGATTCTGCAAACATTCTTTATCCTGTTATCTTTGTCCAGCTTAAATCATTTTCGTTCCAAATATATAAACCATCGTTTGGCATTGTTTTAGGAGCAGCCCATTTGTTTTCTATTAATGCCCAACTTGCATATGGTTGTGGCTCTGTAAATACTTCGTTTTTGTAGGTATAACCAACACCAACGTTGTTATTTAAAACAGCGATAGTACCGTTTTCAAATCCAGGAGGGGGATTTGTTGGTTGAGAATCGTACTCAATATAGTTAATAACTACACCGTCTTGAATAATTGCGTATTTATCCATTTTTAATCCTAGAAAAACGCAGCAATAATAATTACACCTGAACCACCAGCAGCTCCTGCGTATCCGTTTGTACCAGCTGTACCAGCAGCACCACCAGCACCAATTGCGTAAGAATAACTAGCGGTAAGAGGTGCTACGATATACGCTTCAATATAACCACCAGCAGCACCACCAGCACCGCCATATTGATTAGTTGCATTGGGGTTCCATGCAGCTCCACCGCCACCTGAACCTGTGTTTGCAGCAGCTGCGCCTGGTGCGCCATTTCCATAAGTAGTATTTCCAGCTCCTCCAAAAGGAGAAACACCGCCAGAACCACCTTGTACGTAAATACCACCACCAGAACTTCCAGTTGCCCACAAACTTGCTGCTCCACCAGGAGCGCCAGTAAATCCTTGTCCAGAAGCTCCTAAGTTAATAACTGTAGATCCACCACCACCTGGGTTTTGACCACTACCACCGCCACCATTGGCAGTTAATAATGAACCAAAAGTAGTATTACCGCCTGAACCACCTGTTCCCATAGTTCCATTATTACCAGAGCCACCACCGCCACCACCACCACCAACCATTTTGATGTAAAGATACTTAGCACCAGTTGGTACTGTGTATGTTCCTGACCCGCTTGTGTAAGAAGTTACAGAAGGGTAATTTCCAAATTTAATCGAGTTATCAGGAAATGTTATTCCGTTTGTGCCGTCAATGATTACAGGCATTATTCAATCTCCGCTAATTGTGCATCTGTTGGGCGAGAAAGTGTTGGGTGGTTCCATTCTTTGATGTAATCTCCATTCCCATCAGAATTGTTTACAACTTGAATAACACCCATAAAATCACTGATAGTTAATTCAGGATATATCTGCATTATTTTTTCTACTAAAGTCATGCTGCCCTCACTAAAGATGCAGAAAAATGAACTCGTTGTTGTTGAAACGAGCCGTATATATTGGAAGTTCCTGAAGTTGTGTTAGCCCAAATATACATTTGAATGTAGTCTGTTGACCCGTTTAAATAAACTAAAGTGCTAAACATCGAACCAAGTTCATTTTGTGCGTTTCCAGCTGTGACATGAAAAGAGCCATCTTTGAACCAAGAGCCATTTTTCCAAAGATTTGTAAACCCTTGAATCATAGTTGTGGTAGCTGGGGGAGAAATACACCATACTGTGCCATTTACTTGATAATAGCCAGCAACATCAGGTAAAAACGCATATGCTGGTATTCCGCCAGAAGTGCTACCAGTATTATTAAAACGACTAGCTGTATCAAACTCCTCGGTTTGTAAATTAACTAATGTAAAAGTACCTGCTGATACCCCTGTTTGTTGAGTTGATTGATACGCACTAAACGCTGGGCCAGTACCAGCAAAAGTACCCGCTGGCTGCTGAGCAAAAGTTGCTACTTGGTTTGTACCGATTGTTATAGCAGCTACGTTATTGTTGGTTGCTATAACTAAAGCTCCGCTATTGTCACCAGATGTAACAACGCCGTTAGTTGTAGTTGCGTTAATAATTGATGGCATTATTTAATCCTTTTTATCTGAGTCATGCCAAGCATGGTGGTTGTAGCCTCGTTAGCCCTAACCATTTCATTACGAAAAGACTCTACTGCTGCACCAGTTTGGCGTTGCTGCTGACTGTTTTCAATCATAAGAACAGGCATCCATGCTATTGAACACCCCCAGTCTTCAACTTCTTTCCCAGTATTGGGGTTAGTGCCAACAATTTTAATAAACCAAGCACACTCAAGCTGCCTGCATGGCTTGAACCCATCTAACGGACAATTAGCTTTTGGTTCAACTTTCATGTGACCTTCTTAAAATTAAAGTTAATTACACACCGTAGATCGTTGTTTTTAGGGGCAGACCCAGCATGAACTGTAGTGCTGTCGAAATAAACTAATGATCCTTTTTTAGGGGATATTCTTTCTGTTACTTCTAGGGTATCACCGTTTTTATTAAAAAAGAAGGTGTCCCCGTCTGAGTCATTTACATAATAAATAGCAGTAATACAGTTATTGTCATTAAAGTCTACGTGTGGGCAATAGTGATTATCTATGCCAAATTTATGGTTAGGGAAATTAATGTTCATTTTCGCTTTAACCGCAATATAGTCTTCATCTAACTGCTCAACAAACTTAAACGCTATCGGAGATACAATTCCCCAAGTAGGGTTTAACAAACCAGCATCTAAAAATGTGTGGGTTAACTGTGGGGTTTCTACCATAGTTTCATTAGGAAATGCACAATAACTTTGAATGTCTACTGTCCCTTTGTGAGCCATGTAAAGAGCAAAACCCTCACTCATAAGCTCTTTTTCAAGCAAATTTTGATAGCTCACACTAAGAAAGTTATCAATAACGTTAATCATTTCATTCAGTGCTTGGGATTGGTGGCGTAGGAACGGGATCTAATGGAAGAATATCCCATTGCAAAGTTTCCTTATTCCATGACGGAAAAAAACCATTTGGAATATTATCTGGTGGAGGTGGAGTATATGGATAATTTGACATAATTTTTTCTTAGATTAGTCTTTTGTGCAAATAATTGCATCAACATATTGAACCGCTAAATCAATAGCAGTTCCAGTAAAAGTATGGTTATGTGTGCTACCACTACCATTGTTTTGAGTAGATATTCCAGTACCAGCACCATTAATACTAATGCCTGTAAAACTAGATGTAGTTCCGACTGTTCCAGGCGTATTGTAGTTTGCCCATCCTTGTGGAAATCCATTGCCAGTATTAGGCGCACCAACGTTTGCCATTTGATATTGACCATGATTGTGCGACGGGTCTGATACACCGTGGCTGTGGCCTGGGTCGTTAATGCCGTGATTATGCGCTGGCATTTGTGCGGTTGTGATGGCTGTGCCACCAATGGTTCCGTTAACTGCTTGACTTGCAAAAGCTGTAGTAAATCCTACAGTTCCACCCGAACTAGCTGTCCCACTTACAACACGTAACGCCTTGTTGTTATGTGTAGTCGATTTAGTCCAACCAGTTGGGGCTGCTGTTTGTTGAAATAAAATAGCTGTACCGCTTGGAAAAGCATCCACAGTTCCACTAGTAGCTGGCAAATTCAATATCGTAGTTCCAGCAATGGCTGGCTCTTGTAAAGTTACGCTTCCTGAAGTTGAGCCTAATAAAATAATCGACATATTTTTCCTTAAAGCACTACCCAGCGACCACCAGATGGTACCGTTACTGATACGCCATTAGCGACTGTAACTGGCCCGACTGACATAGCTGACGAGTTTGCTGGGATGCTGTAGCTAGAAGATATTGTTAAGCTGTTTACGAACAAACCATTGGTTGCAATAACTTCCTGACCGCTAATCTCATTAGAAGCAAAGTTACCAGAAGCATCACGCAGCACTAAAGTATTTGCGCTGTTAGCCGTGTTGCCCGTTGTTCTGGCGTTATCTATGGTTCCGCTTGTTATGTTAGAGGCGTTAATTGCAGTAAGAGCTACGCCATTACCTGAGATACTAGTAAACGTACCTACATTGGCAGTAAAACTCCCGTTGCCATCACGAAGGACAATAGTATTAGCGCCATTGGAAGAAGAAGCAGTAGTCCTGGCATTGTCTAAAGTTCCCGTAGTAATTGCCGAAGCGTTAATGGCGGTAAGAGCAGAACCGTCACCAGTAAACGAAGTACCTGTTATTGCCCCAGCAGCGAACGCCCCACCTGCATCACGGAGAACAATAGTACTAGAGCCGTTAGAAGAATTAGCGGTAGTAAAGGCATTTCCAATAGTCCCCGAAGTGATGTTAGACGCATTGATATTTGAACCACCAGACAAATCACCAATAACCGCAGCCGTTACTGTATTAGCTGAGAAATTACCGCCAGAATCACGGGAAACAATTGTTGAAGCCCCGTTAGCAGAAGCCGCTGTGGTTCTTGCGTTTGCAATCGTGCCTGATGAGATGTTTGAAGCGTTGATTGCGTTAATGCCTGAACCGTCACCGCTAAATAAAGAAGCGGTAATAACGTTAGAGCCAAAGTTACCAGAAGCGTCTCTGAGTACGATTGTGTTTGCGCTGTTAGCTGTATCACCAGTAGTACGGGCATTTGAGATAGTCCCGCTGGTAATGTTTGAAGCATTGATGTCGGTTAGACCAGCAGCGTTTGCAGTAATGTTGGTGAAGTTACCAGTCGTTGCGTTGACTGTTGTAGCCGTAACCACGTTGGCATTAAACGAACCATTAGAATCACGGGCTACGATTGTCGACGCCCCGTTAGCGGAATTAGCGGTAGTTCTACCGTTAGCTAAAGTACCGACAGTAATATTGGATACGTTGATAGCGGAGTTAGCAGCAGAAGTTAACTGTCCCTGCGCATTGACTTCAATAACAGATACATTAGCAGAGTCGCCATAAAGACCAGAAACAACAGTCGTATTAGCAATGCTAAATGTCAGGTTGGAAAGGTTAAGTCCTGTACCTGCTGCATAGATCTGGGCTGAGCTAATCTGCGCAAAAGTAATATTGGTTGTACCAAACGTAATGGTACCTACGGTATTGCAAATATAAGTTTCACCAGCGCCTGTATTACCAGAAGTAACAAAGAATGCGTCACCTTGGCCTAGTTTATTTGGGTCTCCAACGCCATAAGTATCGGCATCAGTAGCACGGGTTAATACCCATTGAGAGCCTGGGCCTGGAGAATCTGGAGCGCCTGGGTTAGTAACCGTATAAACGCCGTTTTGTACTGCATTAGACTGTTGGTATACAAGAACACGAGCTGTGTTAGATAATGACACGCCATCAATACTTAAAGCTACGTTTGCACCGCTATTGGTTAGCGTAGCGCCTACACCGTTTCCAGCACCGCCTGGTTGATTATATGTAGCAGTTAAAGCTGTTGGTGTTTCAACAAGAACAGGAGCATGATATGTAATACCTGTTGAGAAAAGCCCGTCAACATAAGTCTTATTGGTAATGTCGGTGGCATTGGCAGCGTTGGTCGTGATGGTACCAGCGGTGAGCGTTACCGTATTAGCTACTAAGTTTGTGGTGTTAACCTGAGTAAAAGTAACGGTTGTAGCAGCGTTACCAGACGTATTAACGATATTGCTTGCGTCGGTGTAAACAGCTTTTGACGATGGCTGCGTTACAAATACGTCTTTAGTTCCAGCAGAGAAGTTAACTAACGAACCGCCATTACTGGAAGATAGAACTGTGTCTCGGCTTAATTGATCTGGAGAAGTGTATGTACCAATACCAACTTCCCACTCTGAACCAGTTTGCGCAGCAATCGTGTAGTAGCACGTATTTCCGTTGCCAATGGCAGCAAAAGACTGATACCCAGCTACAGCCCCTAAAAGGGTAGCCGTACCCGTACTGGTAACAGTAGATGTTTCTTTAACACGATCTTTTAAGATCAGAGCCATTTACAGCTCCTTAACTAGCGGTCAAACGAATAATTGCGTTGCTTGCGTCTGCTGTTGGGAAGTTAACTGCAAATGTACCGTTAGTTGAGGTTTTATCTCCACCAAATGCTAGTACGCATACAGCCGCATTAGACAGATTTGAGTTATAAATCAAAGCCCCGTTAGCGGTAATCGTAGCATTAGCCCAAGACGTATTGGAGAACGAAATAAACGCCACGTTTCCAGAGTTCGTTGGGGTTACGCTAACCGACAAAGTATTGCCACCAGCAGAATAATTGCCAGTAGACGGCACTTCATTAGTTGCTGAATATGCAGTTGTGTTCTCGTTCAAAGTAGCAGAGCTGGTATACAGCGCCAATTTAAACGTATCTGCGGAAAAGTTTTGCTGGCCATTTAAGAGTTGAACCTTAAATGAAGTTGCCATCGCTTGGGTAATTGCCATTTATTGCTCCTAAATTATCTAACAGGCCCTGGTACTGGAAGCCTGAGTTGTCCATCACGGTATGCGCTGCGTCTATCTTTACCATCACCCAAATCTTTGAGTAACGCTAAGGATTCTTGATACTTGGACTCGTAATAACTGACCATGTCTTGTTCTCCCTTTTGGAAGATCACGGCTTCACGCAACGAGCCATACAGTAAAACTGTTTCAAAATTATCTCCTAACCAAGATGTTCCAGCGGTAACGATAGACTGTGGGTAGTAGTAATAATGCAATTCTACTTGGTAATTTTGGTCTGGGGTAGGGCCAATAATGTATGTATACGGTTCAAACTGAGCGTAGTAACGAGGTATACCTTCATCGGTTGGATTAGGATACGCCTGACGAATAAAGTTAACGTCTTTGTCGATTAAGAACTCTTGAGTCCCATCAGC